GATGCCCACTCAGTATATTCCTGTAATTTCTTTGAGGCTTCTTCATGCCCCGATTTATTGTACAGTTCGCCTACCTCCTTGTAGATTTTCTGGAAACGCACCTGTTTAATGTAGTTCTCCAGTTGCTCCAAGATTTGTTCAGTTTCAATCACAGAAGCACTATCATAAATATCATCCAATAAAGAGACTGCGCTTTTGTTGTTTGCAATCATCTGTTTTAGGATGCTAAAAGTTGGTGCTTTCTTGTAATCCTTGTAATAAGAACGTAAGCAACTATGCAATGTAATAAAATCTCTGTCCGGCAGATATTCCTTACGAACATGCTCCATAACAACTGCAAGGATATAGTCATTTTCCATGCAGGTATAAAACAGGTCCATTAAAAATTCTTCTGTTAAGACATTACTTGTTTGCTTCGCCATATTCTACACGTATTCGGTAGAGTTCTGGGAATTTGCTTTGTGTTGCTTTCTTACACTTTTCCGTATAGTTACATTGCTTACATGCGTCTGATACAGGGGACCAGCCCAATGTAGAAGTCTGACAAAGCAAATACCCAACCTCTTGGTTTAATAGCCTTTTTTTAGAAGCCTCCTCAGAATGTACATAAATGTACTTAGCCTGCGGGTGCTCCCTTCTATCAATTATAAGATTTACAAGATATTCTCTGCTCAATTGAGCACTTGATAACCATGAGTTCTCATAATAGGCTTTACCTTGCTTACTTTCTTTCAATCGCTTAATTGAAGATGGCCCGAATGCTTGTTTTACGGTCCAGTTCTGGCGATTGCGATAAGTATAAGCTGTGCAGACGCAAAAATCAACAAGTCGTTCCTTTGTTACGGATCCAAACTCTTTTTCAAACAAGTCTAAAAAGTTTGATAGAGTTCTGATTGTAGCCCCACCTTGTGAAAACTTAAAGGTGGGGTCTACTAATCTTCTTTGTATCTCAGTGAAAACGGTAACTGTTTGTTTAATCAAATTTTCGCTTGCCATCTCTCGTAAGGTGTTTTTTTAGATACTGACGGGCAAGAAATAATCTACTTTTAACCGTTTCAATATTGCGAGATTTTAGCGTGCCCTTATTATATTCAATATCAGCTATTTCTTTTAATGAGTACCCGGCCTCCTGGAGTAACAAAGCGTCTTTGTGAATCGGCTTCATTGAATCCAAGACTGCAAGTATGTCATCGTTGTACAATTCACGATAATTGTCAATCCCCATTACATTAGCACTCGGCTCTGAGTCTTGTGCGTAGTTACAAAAGTCTTCAATATCATGGTCATCGTTTTTGTTATTGTGACGATTGCGTCTTCTTTCGAGTTCTGCAATTTGTCGTTTGGTTACGATATGTAGCCATGTATGAATAGACCTATTTGGGTCATAAGTTTCAATTCTTCTGAAAAAATTTATTAAAACTTCATTATAGTTTTCTTGTACGTTAGCTGGATCATAAGTGTAGTTCATACATAACTTATAGATCATGTTATAATAAGGAGCTACGTATTTTTCATATAGTTCATTTCTTAATGAAGCAACTTTAGGATCTAATTCTGGATCTGTGTATTCTGCTTCGCATATCGGCTTTTCCACGACTGTGCAACTTCTTGATTAAACAATAAAGATGCACGTGGATTCAAGTGATTATTCAAGCAATACAATTTCCATTTTTGTTCCTGTCTAATAAATTCAGACCTTACTTCATCATCGGATGGTTTTGGTTTTTTCTCTAAGAACGTGTAAAACCTTCCAAGCAATTCACCAAGCACTGATACATGCTGTGCGACAGCCCGTTCTTGCTGTCTTCTAATACGTCTCGCTTTACTCATAACGATTATTCTTATAAATTAAATTTCTTGATATAATAAAAAAAGATATGTGTTGCATCTGCCTCATTATCATCAACTGGAGTGGTCTTCCAGCGTAATTGACAGAACTTCATCATCATTTCTTTAGTCGCATTGCCATTTCCAGTAGCCCATTTTTTTACTGTTTTTGGATTAATGAAGGTTGGCTCTGGTAAATCCAATGTGTCGCATATTTCCATCAGTATGCCTCTGAACTCAGATAGTTTTCTGGTGTCTGTGAAGTGATTATTGACGCTCACATCCTCAGCAACTATCACTTTAATGTTATGCTTTGTGATAAACTCAATTAATGTGTTGCGGAATGCAGCGTGTTGTTTGTTGTTGTTTCGCCGCATAGATTCGGTAAAATTCCATGTGCCGCTACCGTGCATTGAGTAATATCCTGTATGTGTGGCAATATCTAATGCCAGCACATTTTCTCTTGTCACTCTTTCTTCACTTTCATGTTGATTAACCATTAATAAATGATACACCGTTTTGTTTGTTGACTACCAATTTGTATGGATAGTTCTCAGCAATATTACCGTGACTAACCACCAGTGACGTAATCTGGAGTGAGTTAAGTGCCTCAAAGATATTTGCCAATCCTGATTCATCGGTGGCATCTAAGATCTCGTCTAATACGAGCAAATCAAGGCCCTTACCTTCTGCACAGTTTACGTTAGTCAATTTGTGCATTGCCAAAATATTGGCCAAGTTTACTCGTGCTTTCTCACCTTCAGAGAATTTATCAAACGAGCCACAATCAACTCCGTCTCGAATCAGTGAAATAGAAATCTTATCTCTAATTTTACCGGATTTCAAAACAGTATAACCTGAAAATGCAATTCGTATATCGCTACCAATACGTTCAAGAAACTCATTCGTAATTCTACTAAGGTCATTGATCTTTGTATTCGCCAAATGGGTTTTGAACTCAATGAAAGTAGCTTCCTGAGCTTTATAATCTGCCAACTTTGCTGCAACCTCTTCTTGGTGCGCAATCGCCTTATTCCACTCTTCCTCATAACGCTCCTTGCTTGCTTTCAAGTTGTCAATCAAATCAGTTGCGGAAGATTCTTCAATATCCTTGATTGCCTCTTCGTATGACTTAATGGCACCATCAGCATTCTGGCGATTGATTTCTGCATTCTGAGATTCTGTTTCACAACCTTTGATTGCAATATCAAGAATCTCGAATGCTTTGTCGAATAGTTCAAGACGAATATCAGTAATCTCCTTTGTTATTTTGTCGATGCTTCCAGTAATAGAGAGCAACGAAGAAGAGATACGGTTTAATTCAGCCTGAGCATTGTTCACTAATACTTGTGCATTATTTACCTCTGCACTCATAGTAGCTTTCTGTTCAGCGAGAGCATTGTATGATTTACGTTTGTTACGACCTTGTTCTGTAATGTCATCAACTTGCTTGCATTTATCATCAAACTCTTGCTTCGTGTCCTCCAGCTCATCTTGCTTGTCTGACACCTGCTTGCGCACACCTTCAATATCAACATCTCCAGCCAAAGTAAACTCATGTGAACATTTAGGGCACATGATCACTCCTGCCAACTGCGCTTGCAATGACGCAATAGTTCGCTCAATTTGCTGACGCTTTCGTTGCAGCTTTGCTTGCTCTTCTTGCAACTCCTCAACAGAACGAGCCAACCGTTGCATTTCTGCTTTTAGAGTGCTTGACTGAGAATTGTATGTTGCTTCAAATTGCTCATACTGCGCTTTGATGCTATTAAGCGACTTGGTTATTGCTGCCAATTCCTTTTCTTTAGCTTTAGCGTCCTTTTGCAATTGCTTATGTGTTGCATGAAGTGAATCAATTTGAGTAATCAAACTTTCAACTCGCTTCACATAATCTGGCAAACTGGATAATCCGTGTTGTCCAAACAATGTGTTTATTTGAATTTGCAGTTCTTCAATCACTTTACTTGATTTCTCCAGCTTCTGCAATTTAGCATCTACTATATCCAGTGCATCCAAACGCTCATTATTCTTGCTAATGATGCTATTTTGTTCACGGATGTATTCGCGCTTGTTTGCAATCTTGTCTTTCAATTCTGCAATACGTTTGCTCTTATTCTGTGACTTTTCAGTAGCCTCAGCCAACTCAGTTGCAATCTGTTCACTGATTGCCGATACTTTACCAGAAGCCATCGCTACATTGCCTTCAGCAGATTTTAACTCTTCTTGTATAGGAGCCATATCTGCTTGTAGAATTGCTAAAGACTCGTCAACCAAAATACCGTTGCTAAAACGATTAATGATTTCCTTTTTGTCCTTATCAGAACTGGAAAGGAAAGAAGTGTATTTATGCTTAGATAAAATAAAATTGGCATAAATCTCTTCTTTTGTGAGTCCAATAGTGTCAAGGATGTATTTGTTATAATCTGCAACAGAAGCCTGAGCTACATCTTCACAGTCAGTATCATAAGGACCTGTCTGCTTGATGACTTGAATGACCTGCGGTTGCTTTCTTGATAACTGGCGATAAATGGTAAGTTGCTCGCCAAGCATATCATTTTTGAGAATCGCAGAAATAACAGCCTCGTTTTCATTGTCGTTAATGATTTCATCAACGCCAACCTTACGCAACGGGCTTCCAGTCAATACAATTGCAATCGCCTCTATAAGAGCTGATTTCCCAGATCCATTAGAAGCCTGGGAGTCGTTGTCTAAGTTGTTGCCAAAAATCAATGTGGTTCGTTGCTGTTGAACATCGTAATCAAGTTGCCTAAACGCACAGAGATTTTTAGCGTGTATATGTCTTAATGTCCACATATCAATCAATTTTATCAAGGTACTTTAATCCCATTTCAGAAGAAATCTCTTTACCGTCACAAAAGCCTACATACTCTTTTTTAATTCCGTTTTTATCAAATTTTTGATCCAAACTATGAGAGTCTACTTCTGTGATTTCAATGCGCTCTGTCACAATTTCTACCTTCGTAGCACCAGCTTCAATAAGTTTCTGCTTGTCGATACTGGACACTTCTGTCGTGTCACAGTTGATACGAGCTTTAACCTTATATTTGCCTGATTCTTTCAGTTCGGACAATTGCTCCAGTAATTGAACATTTACCTGAGATAAAGAAAGGTCCATTACCTTATATCTGGTGTTCGCCTGATTTTCCACAAACTCATAACTACCATCAGTATAGAGAATCGTGTAGCCTTTCGCTTCGTCCTCTCCGAAATTGTGTTGACGAGAACTGCCAATGTATTCGATATTAGTTCCTTGAATTTTGCAACGGTTATGGTAATGCCCTACCAATACAGCATCAAAGTCTTTGAATATTTTACTGGGAAGTTCTTTTTCGTTTGCAGTTGCCAATGCGCCATTTATACCTTCATGAATATACAGCACATTATGCCTCCTATGATCGAAATCATTTTCCAGAATTTCATTAAGGCGTTTAATGAAGCTGCCGTCTTCTGGGAAGTAGCTCATGACATATAATGTCAGATTATCACCATATTCAAGTGCTGTATAATCATCCACAATATATACATGTGGGTATTCACTAAATATATGGCTATAACCAAGCAGCGATTCTTGATCTACCTTATCGTGATTACCTTCAGCCAACGTAACGTCTATGCCAGCATTTGTAGCCTTGATAATAGCCTGGCGAACCGCTAATAATGTACTGAGAGTTTGAGAAGAACGAGAAAGCCACAAATCGCCTCCAACTATAATTTCTGGAATATCACGCTTTTGACAGATTTCAACTGCCTCATCCCAGTTTGCATGAAATTCAGCAATGTTATCTTTAGATGCGTGTATGTCGTTGATTAACAACGCACATGGAATTTTACTAACTGACATAATTCAAGTATTAAAGGGCACGCCAACTTAATGACGTGCCCGATGAATAATGTGGTTATCGTCTTCTCGCTGGACGTGCAGCACGTCTTTCTGTACGGACAGCGGGTTCGTTAGTATCATCACTACGTTGTCTGCGTGTAGGAGCAGGAGCTGTATCTGCTGGTTCATCGTCATCCTCTTCCTCCTCTTTTGCAGGAGCAGGAGCAGAACGTCTTGAAGGAGCAGGAGCTGGAGTTTCCTCTTCCTCCTCTTCTTTCTCAGCAGGAGCAGCACCGCTATCACCAGCCAATGCGTCTTCAATTTCGTTCAAGAGGTCAAGATTAGTCTTGGTGCGGCCCAATGTGATGTTCAAGCCGTTATCCTCAATGTACTCCTTGATTGACAC